TAGGTCCAGCATATCCTGGTCTTGAACCATCTGGATTAGTTCTAACTAGTTGAGGTATTCTTCCACCTCTAGCTGCCATGATACCAACAGGTTCACCTGTCATATTTGCGTTAACTGGATTTTCTGCTGTGTTAAATAAAGTTGTTATTGATTGATCGTTGTTTAAAGAATCATTTTGTTGAAACAAATTTAATAATGGATCTGCTTCTTCGGTAACTTCAGCAGTCTCAACTATCTCCTCACTTTCAACAGGCATCACTTCACTTGTACTACCACTCATTAAAACATTATTAACTTGTTCTTCACTCACACCCACTAAAGCTGAAATTGTAGAAGCATCAGCCCCTGTTGCTGCCATCGATTCTATTTGTGAAATAATTTCGGGAGATAAATCTCCGTCTTCTAATTTTTTTCTAAACATAGAAGCAACACCACCTTGGTTCATATTTCTATATCTGTTTTGATTTGCTCTAATATCATTTAGACTATTTTTCCTAGGTACATAAAATTGTCTTTCTTTATATCTAGCTTCTGCTTGCGCTTTAGCTTGGTCATATTTTTTTTGATCTGCAATATATTTTCTTGCTGCGTCGCCTGCATCAGGACCATCCATAACATTTAACCAACCTGGTTTTCTTACAAGAGGTAAATCATTTGGATCAATATTTTGATGCCCTCCTTCACCTGAAGGTCCACCAGCTTCTAATTTTTTTCTAAAAAGATTTCTAATACCATCCATTAACACTTCCACTTTCTTAAAGATTTGTTAATTCTAGAATTAGGATCATTAGCTGTTTTAGCTGATGTTAATTTTTTCTTCATGCCTTTCATTCGGGCACAAAAAGATTTTTTTCTAGATCCACCTTCGGGCTGTGGTGCTTTTAAATTACCGCCAGTAGATTTATTATAAGAGGCACGGCCTTTAGCATTTAATCCACCAGAAGGTGACTTACCTTCTTTTCGAGTCCATGCTGCCGTAGCCATTACGCTTTAGCCTTGTTTTTTTTACTATTTGGAAACCCTGCTTTCATATTAGCATAAGCTTTAGGTGTAATAGTACTTTTAGCTTTACTTTTTGAAGTACCTGCTTTTTTCTTAGCATTGATGTTTGCGTATAGTCCTGGTCCTGCCATAATTAACTCCTAGGTCGTTTTAAGATTCTTACATCTTGTTGTTTCATTTGATCGTTTTTCATTTTAACTTTATTTGACATTTTCTGTTTTTCAAGAGAAGTGCTTGCCCTTAATATAGCTAAATCTTCTTGTTGTTCCATCTTATCTTCTTGAAGATTCTGATTCATCAAACTTTTCATTTTATCTAAGTTCAATCTGTTGTCATCTTCTTTTTGTCGTCTCATATTCTCTTGTGCTTTAAGATCAAGTTCTCTTGCTCTTAGTTTAACCAGTGGATCATTACCTAAATCACCAATTGCTTCTTTTTGTTCTTTAACAAAGTCTTCTGTCATCTCTGCAATCAAAACAGCCTTACGAGATTCAATTTCAATCTGTAATTGTTGTTGTTGAGTTTGCATTTGTTGTTGCATTTGTGGATTAGACTGCATTTGCATCTGCATTTGCGGGTCTTGTTGCATTTGTTGTTGAATTTGTTGAACTTGTGCAATTTTATCTTTAAATTCTAACTGAACTTGCTCATCTGCCATTAAATTCATGTGTTCAAAGATGTTTTTCTCTAATGAAGTCATAATTAACGGGTTATTTTGCGCCATTGATGTTCCCATGAATGATAAATGCGCCGAAATGTGTGCTTGATGGTCTTGACCTGTAAAAGCTTGGAAAGGTTTGCCCCCTAAAGCATCAATATGTTCTAATGCCGGGTTTTTTGGAGCAGGTTTTTCTGGTGGTGGTAAAATTGTGTCAATATTCTTAACACCAATTGCTACATACATGTCTCTATAAGCTTCATACAGATTGTGGATCTGTGGATTTGATTGAGCTAGTTGTAATTCTGTTTGTGCAATAGATACTCTTTGTGTTGCAGAAAATATATTAGGATCTGCTACAGGTAAAACATCTATTTTGTCGTCAAAGTCAGTTTGTTTAACTTCATTGTTTCCACCCACTACATCATATGGATATACTGGAGGTAGGTATGTTGAAAATACATCCGACAACATGCTAAATTCGTTTTTCATAGAAGCATAAAGTCTTTTATGGATCGCTGACATGACCCTTGAACCACGTTCTAAAAGAGCTACAGTTGTACCAACAGCTGCTTGTTGGTTCCCATCACCAACTTGCATGTCAGCAATTGATGCGAATCTCTGTCCTGCTGAAACACAAATACCCATCAACTGTAATAAAGTCTGTGATGGTTCTTTGTATGGCAGCATCATGAAAGCGTCTTTTATATTTCCACCAGGTGCATCTACATCTCTAAATTCACCGGGTTGGATAGATTGAGCATCGTTGTTTACACGAATACCTCTTTGTTTAAATCCTGCAGGTAAATTAGATAATGTACCAGCATCGATTAGTTGTCTAAGTGCAGCTGTTGCCGCTCTTGTTAAACCACCAATCATATGAATCAAACCAAAACCGTAAAAACCTAAACCAGGCAAAAATTTAAAATGCACAAAGTAATCAGTTTTTTTCTTTTTTGGATCGTCTATTTTATAGTTTCTTCTTATAGATAAAACATTTCTTGAAGAGTTATCTACGGTTACAATGTATGGAAGTCTAATTCCTGTTGGCATTCCATCATCGCCTCTATCTTCAAAACCCTCTAGATCTAAATCAACATGGCATTCAATCAAACTATACATCTTGTCATTTTTTTGATAACCTGTTGCTCTAACTCCTTCTAGTTCTCGTTCTTTTTTCTTAACTTCAGATTCATCTTCGTAAGGTGCAAACAATTCTATATCTCTATAGAACCCTGACACTTGTTGTTTACGCAAATCGTTTTCTGAAATTTTAATAACATGAATAATCGCTTCCGCATCCTCCAATGAGGTTGCAGAATACGGAACGACTAAATCATCTGCTGGAACAAACTTTGATACTGCTCGTTCCAATAAATCGTCATAATAAACTTTTTTAAATGTTGAACCTGCTAGAGGTAAATAAAACAACATCTGATCAAACTCGGGTTCGTATTCTTTCATAACATTCATGAGTTCATAGTTCATAAAGTTAGTGACCCTAGTTGCTTGATCCTGCTTTTCTGGTGTAATTTTTCCTAAGATCTGTGTTCTAATTGGACCATCTGCTGGTAGTAATTCTTTGTAAGCTTGTGCTTGAAACTGAGTTACAGCTTCAGCTAATACTGGATGCGTTGCACCACTTGCTCCTTGGAAAGGACGTGTTCTTTGTTCAAACTGAAATCCTAATAAATCTAAACCTTTAGCATATGCTTGTTCCCACTCTCGACGTGACTCTCTGTAGTCTGTGTAATTGTTATGTAACTCAGATCCTAGAGGCTCGAGAATAGAATCTGGCAACAAGGCTGCTAAGTTAGCGTAATGATTGTCTGCATCTTCTGGAGCTTGTGCCCCTGGTTCAAAATTAATATCAACCGAACCATCTTCGTTTTCTGTAATCTCGGTACTGTCTTCACTAGGAATAGTTTCTTGGATATCCGTTTGGACATCCATCATTTCCTCATCCGAGGGTACAGTTATATTCTGTCTTACGTTGGGTAAAGATTTATCTACGTCTGCCATTTATTTTCTCCAGTTTATCTTGTTTATCTTCTTTTGGTTCTTTAATCAAGTCTCTAGGGTCAGGTCCCTTTAATGGGGGAATCTCTTTCCATTTAACATGTTTCATGTTTTTAACTAAGGTTGGGTTTTTCATTAATAGTATTCGTTTTTGTCTGTTTGTATTTGTGGCGGATCTTTATAATCTTCTGGGTGACTTATAAGCCCTCCTTGTCTAAACCTCAATAGGGCTTGTGTTGTACTATCCACTAAATCATCATTATCTCCAAATGGGAAAGATGCACATTCTTCTATGACATCTTGTGCAAAACTCATGTGAGCAGGAGCCCAAACTTGTCCACTTTCAAATATAGGTGCAACAGCATTAACTCTAGCGTGTTTATCGTTTCCTCGAGAGGGTGTGAAACTAACTACAGGTATACCCATATTACGGAGTTCGTAGGTTAAAGGCAATCCTGCCGCTTTAGCTTCAATTAAAACAGTTTCTGGTTCCCAGTACTTATATAGCTTTAGGGCTTCACGTCTGAGTTCTGGAAATTCAAATCTTTCTTTAACTGCATCTAATAAAATTATCTGTGGAGGTGAGTCTTCATTGTCACGAAAAATACCCCAAGTAGTAATGGCAGAAAAATCGGCAGTTTCTTTTTTCATAAACGCCGTATCGTAAGATTGTATAACATGATCACAATGTGGTATGCCTCTGTCCTCTGGCCACTTCTTCCACCAGTCTCTTTTAATCAATGCACCTTCTTCTGAAGTTGGGTTTTGCATATACTGTGCATTCCATTTTGGAAGTGCAACAGAAGCTTTAACATTTAATAATTGTTCTAGTTCCCAATACTCAGGCCACACGGGTTTATTGTTTGGTAGGATTGCTGGAAATTCTACAACTTCCCATTGGTCTGCTTTAGGTTCATGTTGTGCAGCTTGTAATCTTCCTGTTAAATCTTTTGTATTCCATCTAGTCATAACGAGTACAATCATTCCACCAGGTTGAAGTCTTTGTCTGGGTCCTGATGTATACCACTCATAAGCACGGTCTAGAGATTTAGCATTCATAGCATCTTGCTCAGAATGGGGATCATCAATAATTAATAAATCTGCACCACGACCTGTAACCGCACCTTCAACACCGACTGCAAAATATTCTCCACCTTGTGCAGTTTGCCAACGTCCTGCAGCTTTACTATCTTCCTGGAGTCTAGTTGGAAATACATCTTTGTATTCTTCACTGTCCATTAAGTGTTTTGCTTTACGTCCAAAACGTACAGCAAGTTCAGCTGTGTGAGTTGCTTGAATTATTTTTAATTTTGGTCTGTTACCAATCATCCATGCGGGTAATAGAAAAGATGCAAACTCAGACTTTGTGTGTCTGGGTGGCATGTTAACAATAAGTCTCTTAATCTTTCCAGATTTTAAATTATTAAATTTTTCTGCAATAACTTTATGATGCTCCCCCTCTATAAAGTCTGGCCACATATGTTTTACAAAATGCATGAAGTCATCTTTAATTAAACCATGCTTAGACTTTAAGTCTTTTTGTACTAAATATTTTTTTAATTCTCTTCGGGTCTCAGGGGGTAAATTGGAAACGTTTAAATTTTTTATAATATTTTTTATATCATGCATAAATAACCTTATGGGGGTGAAAACGTTTCTACCCCGATTAAACGTCTAAATCAACATAATATATACATATATTAAGTTACTTATATATATAATAAGTATTAATGTACTTCGTACTCTACTTATTCCTA